CTATTGGAGTTACCATCCCAATACAAGTTACGGTTACATTTCCACTTGAGCTATTATTATATACAGCAAATGTTCTAGTTTTCCCAAATCCTACATTAATTGTTTTATCTCCAGTTGCAGTCATTATATATAGAGGAGATACATTTTCTTCAGATAGATTAATAGATACAGCATTAGACGTAATAGAACCCATGCCAATAGTTCTTACTAGTCCAACTGAATATGCTAGTAGGTTTTTTACATAAGTTAAATCGGCTGCATTTGCAGTTCCAATATCTGATGCCCAAGCCATTACCTTCATCTTACTCAATACATTTGTTTCTGTAAAAGCCATTTCTTATCTCCTGTTTATTAATCTGGCAAATAATATATTACTTATAAAGATAAAAAATAATAGAAAAGCAGAGGGGGATTTCTCCCCCCTCCACTCGGATGCACTAAGTGTTATTAGCTTGATTCATGGTTACGGCAGTACCAGGCCCAGCTTCACGCTTAGCAGTAACTACGATTTTATTCATTTGATTAGCCTGAATTTGCAACTCAGGAAATACATACATACTACTAATTTTAATGTTTTCAGTTGCAGAAGGACTTGTTCCAGCAGGAACAAACATAATGTTTGCAGTCTTGTTGATAAGTTCCTTCAACGCAGTATAGTTAGCTGCATATTCAGCTGGAGTTGCATTATGACCGATAATAGTGAAAGTGATTTCACCATTTTCAGAAATCATAGCATCAACACCAGTAGCCAGCCTAAGTGTCTCACCTGCACTAGCTTTTAGTGAGGCGTCTCCATCAAGTTGTCCAGCTTTATTGCCCCAAGTTGCACCAGTCCAAGAGCTTGTGCCTGCACAATAAATATAGACATCCCAGAATTTCTTTGCTAATACTGTAGTTTCGACAAACGCCATTTTTAAATCTCCTTTACTAGTTTATATTTAATTAGCTCATCGTAAGTTTGTTTATCTACATTAAGTATATCTCCAACTTCAGCTACAGTATCATCAGGTTTTAACCACCTTTTAATAAAAGTAACTTCATATAGAGCCTTATCTATTTTTTTCTTTTCTACTTTAGTAGTAGTGGATTTTTCCTCTACATTTTCAGTAGTTTCAATTTTATTCTTAGCCATTATCAAGTAGCTCCAGTAACGTCAAGAATTTGTGAAGGCTGACAGCAATTAGGCAAGAACGCTCTAAAGAAGAAGTGAGTTCCGTCAGTAACGAAACTATTCAAGCTTTCCTTATTATAGAGTGTTCCTTCTGCTTGGGCTGTAGCAATATCTGCAAGCTTAGCAGCTGAATCTGCACGATAGATAATAGCTCCAGGGGTATCACAGAACACATATCCACCAGTAGCAGCTGTATCGCTAAGGTCATACGTAATTGCAGTAGCAGAAGAACCAATTCTAGAACCAGTATTGAACTTACTAGAACCAATAATTAGGTCTTCGCACTTGAGTGTACTACCGACACCTTCGATAATCACGAATTTGCCAGGATTTCTAATTCCAAATGCTTCATACATATGATAGGTATACTCATATCCCTCTCCACCATTGGTCATACGAGACTTGTATTCCCGATTGAAAGAGAAGATATTTTGAATACCAATCCTAAATTCAGCAGTATCAGGCCCAAAGATAATCCATCCACCATTGTTTAGAGATTTAGCATAAGGAACTACCAAGACTGGATAACCACGATGTTGAAGATTGGTCTGTCCATACTCAAGTTTATTGTCTCTGGTTTCAGTGCCAAAAGGCATCGCCTCACCATTTTCAGAGATATAAAGAGGCAGTCTTTGTGCTTTTGCAAGCATAGCTGCATCTTCTTTACTCATCAAAATGGCATAAGGCTCTGCATTAAGCTCATACTCAGGATTATGATTATCAATAGCTGTATCCAGTAGATTTAGAACATCAAAGTACTGGAATTTTTTAACTGCTCTATCAACAAGAATGTTATCAATGTTAAAATCATTGTCTCCAGAAGACTGAGCACAAACAACTTTAATTCTGATACCAAGATTGGCATAAGAGTTAAATGCAACACTAGCTGTTTTAGCGCTTGTTCCCAATACAATAGTAGCTGAGGTAGCAATAACATTACCAGCAGGGTCTAAAACTGTAATATATCCAGTTCCAGCTCCAGCAGTCATTTTAAGGCTAACAGATGCTACATAATCTGTATTCATTACAACAGGAACAATGTCATTTTTAACTACGTTTCCACCAGTCCATCCAGTTCCAGTCCAAGCAAGAACTCCAGTAGAAACTGCTAAACTTCCAGCAGATGCTGTATAATTAGCAGCTGTATCTGAAGCAAATGTATCACTAAATGGAGTAACGAACCTCAAAGTAGGTGCATCAATCTTTACTGGAGTTACGAAATGACCATAAGCTCCAACAAATCTAGTAACACCAGAGGCAAGTGTCTTAATTCCCTTAGCTTCTTTCAAGAGAGTAAAGAATCCCTTCAAAAGCTTATAGAAATCTTTACTAGCATAAGTAATATCTGTTCCATTTACTGCCAGACGAGTGAGGTCGTTTCCAATTTCATTCTGAAACACCATTTCGATACGATTCTCAAAATCTGGGTCATACAGATATTGACGAATTACTTCGATAGGCAAATCAACCTGACGCTCAAGGTGATGCACATAAATCTCATCTCCAAACATTCCAGCCCAGTTGCTCTTTGTAGCGACTACATCTGCATCTGTCTGAGGAGTAGTAGAAATGCGTTGTGTATCAACCAATTGCTCAGGAATACCTCCCCAATAATCCATAGGGATAATTGGATTGTCTCCACCTAACTTAGTATAACGATTAAGAAACCAAGACTGGTCATTAATAAGCATAACTTGTTCTTTTGCTTGAAGCCCCTGAAAATGACGAGCACGAGTAAACTCAGCAAAGCCATAGTTAGTGTCATACTCAGATTTCCAAATACTTCCATCTTGCATTTTAACTTCATAACCAGCCATAGCAAGCAAATTAGCTGCATACGGATTAATATAATTCTTAGCTACTTTTTTCTTAGGTTTAACTTCTTCAAGTTTCTTGATAAGTGTTGCGATGTCAATCACTCTACTATCTCCTTTTCTCTTTTATTTAAATCATTCTTTGTCTTGAATTTTCGTCTTCGTCTGTATCATTATCTGTATTCTTAGGAACAATAGATTTAGAAACAGCTTCAATAACATCATTAACTTTGTTTTGCATTTCTTCAAACGACTTTTTAATATCGTCCACTTTAACTTCATCAATAAATTTCTTTACAGCTTCCATTGATTCATTCAGTCCTTTGACCGAACTTACAACTTCAGTAACAGTTTCGCCAATAGATTTCATAGTACTTTCATACTCTTCCATCTTTTTGGTAATTAGCTCAATGTTCTCAAGAGCTTTTTTCAGCTCATCATCCATTATAACCTCCATATTTTGGTTTATTTGTATCTTTTCTTTTCTAAAAATGCTACCTATAAGATCTAAAATGTTTACCTTTTCATATTCTACCTCAGCTGTTCCATAGAGAGAGTATCCAGTAATTTCTCCTTTCTTTATTGATTCCCAAACTTTTTCATTAGCTAAGCTGACAAGAACCCAACTTCCTTTTATAATTTCTTCTCCATTTATCATAAATGTCTCTGGAGCAATAAAACTTTCAACAACTTTGCCAGCTCCATCTTCCATATTATGCTGAACATCCATCTTCTGGTAATTTAACATAAAGTTATGAGCTGCTTTCTCTAGTGTTTCAGCATCTGTATAATCTCCATGAGCATCCACTGTGTCTGGAGCATAAACTAATCCATAAACTTTTCTTTCTTCTTCGTTATCAGAACAAATCAGCTTAACATTCATTTGAAATTCAGGTTCTTTCTTGTTTTCTTCAAACTCTTTTGTCAAATAAAATGTTCGCAGATTTGCTCCTCTATCAACAAAAGAAACAAATTCTACATTAAGATTTTTTAGTTTTCTTCTTGCTTTCTTCATTATTATCCTCTTTGCGTATCTATATCATCAGGATTTTCTAATGTGCTCATACCAGGAACTCTACCATCAGCAGTTGGTTCTTTTTCATTATCTTGATTATTATTGTTTGGATTTCTAGGAGGAACACTAGGCAATCCTTTAGGTTTTTCAGGCATACCAATTTCATCTCTAAGCTCAGCAACTGTTTTAACTGGATTGCCTTCTACGTCAACAATAGATGCATAAACTTTATTTACAATAGCTTCATCTTTAGCATCTGTTGTATCAATTTTACTTAAAGTAATTGTAACTTCAGTATTAAAGATTTCTGAAAGCAGTGTAGAAAAGAACAGGGAGAATCTTTTCTGCCTTGGCGCTATAGTCCTATCTACAAAATCCCTCAAGCTACCAATGGTTTCACTACCACTAGACAAGCCAGATGGTGTGTTAATTCCAATGAGTTTAGGAGGCACCTGATGAACAGTAACGATTTCATCCCTGTTCTTCTTATACTCTTCAAGAAAACTTCCATCAATGTTTTTTGAAAGGTCTTCAAATCTTGCAGAAGCTTCAATATCATCAAGCGTTAACACAAGAACCCTGTGAGAATTATCAACTCCCTTAAAGTTAGATGCAAGATACTGATTTACTGCAACTTTATTTTCTCCAGATAACAATGCACCAGTAATAATAAGAGCTTTACTTGGAGTTGCATCGTTTTCAAAGAATTTAATACCAAATCTCCGAATAAATGAATTCTCTAACATAGCCTCTGTTGCTGACAAATACGCAGGAAATCCATAATAGTATGATGAAGTGTTATAGTATTTTAATGATACCACATAATGCACACCATTTTTTAATTCTCCACCTCTATATGGTTCAAGTTCAGTTACATCTCCACCCTCAGTAATATGACAATACTTAACTATTCTTCCACTTGTATTCACATTAATATACATATATCTTGCTGGACATATAAACATATTTATTTTATCAGCAACTCTAAATATCTCAAGATATGCTTCATCATATACATAGAACTCATAAACAAAAGCATCTAATATATCTTGAAAAGACATAAATGTTTCAAAATTTGGTTTCTTTATAAATTTCTTCAATGCTTTATTGCCACCACTAATTTCATATCCTTTTTGAGATGTAGCAATAGCCTTAATATCAAGTGCTGACCTATGAGTTGGGTCTGCCTTTTCTAAAATACTTGGTAAATTTCTTCCGACAGGAGGAATTAAGCAACCAAATCGTTTAGCAGAATTTTTTGCTTCTGGAGGTGTAAGAGCACTTGTCGGAAAAATCGCACCCTTAGAAGTATCAAAAATTACGACGTTTCCAGGAAGTGTTCCGATTTTCGGTTCACTTGCTTTCTCAACAGTAACTTTTGTTCTCGTTTCGCTAGTTTCCATCGTAAATCTCCACTGAAGCTGTTCCTCTTGGCCTTAGAATAGATGACAAACCAGATAATACATCAGGAGCATCATCGGTATCATTATTTCCTTCAGCCAGATATTCTGTCAAGTCTTTTATGAAGAATCCGTAAAAAGAATTGTGAAAATAGTTCTTTTTAAAGATAAACATAGATTTTATAGTAGGAGCAGCTAACATTATCCTTAGTTCTTTATTTTTGGATTGTGTCTTAGCAATGATACGAACATCAAACACAGATTGACTATATTCTCCATTGCTTCTCATTTGCTCTAGTATTCTTTCAACTTCCTTTCTTACTTCTACAGATATAATTCTACCATCCTTATTTGCTTCAATTATATACATAGAAGGTAGATACTTAATAATCTGGTCAACAATGAGTTGCTTATATACTTCATATCCCTTTTTAGTATGAACAACATCTAGAACGTAAGCAAGACCATTCTTAATTCCTACTATAGCTGAACAAGTAAAGTTTTTACCTTTATCTGCTGGGTCACACCAACCTACTATTGCATCAAACTCTCTTGGAAATAACTCTTCATCAATAAAAGTAAGAGATGATTTAGGAAACAGATTACCAAACTTTTGAACAACATGGTTCATATACATAGTTTCCCAAATAAACTCTTGACCAGATAAACTACATTCTTCTCTAATCTTATGCAAACGTTCTGTTGGCATCATTGCTTCACAAGTTGACTTGTCATCTTCACCTAAAGCTGGATAAGACACAAATGTCCAGTCTCCACCTTCTTCTACTGTTCCCTCTATATCTATTATTCTATTGATTAAATCATTTTTACTCCACATAGTAGATATGATTATTTCAGGACAAGCACCTCCTGTATCTGGATTAATTTGGTATCTTGTTCTATGAGTAGAGAAAAACCAATCCCAAACAAATTCTAATACCTTTGGACTCATAGCGTCTTGCATATTTTTAATAGGGTCATCTACTATTCCAACTATATCACAACCATATCCAGTAGTAGTTCCACCAACTCCAGAACCAAAGTATGCAAACTGCTTGCTCTTATTTAATGCCCAGCAATCAACAGCCTTCTTATGTTTGGATAACCTAACACCTTCAAACAACTTCTTGAATAGCTCTTTCTGAATCATTGCTTTTATATCATAAGAAAACTTATTTGCTAGATTATCACCATAAGCATTTCTCATTATACAGCCACTAGGATAATTTCCTAGCATCCAGCTACAAGCAGACGATATTAGATAACTTTTACCTGCCCTTGGATACATTGATATAGCAAGTTTTCTAATTTTACCTTCTTTTACAAGCTGAATCTTATTAGCTGCATCAAATAATAGCGTTTTATCATCAATAAAGAACTCTTTATCTAGTTCTTGACAGTATTTCCATAGATTATCTCTACAATCTGATAAACTTTTCCTTATTTCTATCTCTTTTTCTAATATAGTTCTCTGTATTTCATCAACTGTCGCTACTATCTTCTGACTCATCATCATCCTCTATAATGTCATAATCTGCATATTCTTCTTCATTTTCTTCTTCTACAACAGTAGCTGTTCCTTCAATTATCTGATTTTGCATAGCTATTAGTTCTTCAATTGAATACTCTTGTAATGGCTTGTCCAATACGAAACGCTTTTCTTTAATCTCTTCAGGATTTCCCTCAAGAAACTCTGTAAGTCTAACAAGGATGTTAAGGTCTCTAACACTAACCACATACTTATCACCGTCAATAAGCTCAAGTAACCTGTCAATACCTTTATGAAAAACAGTGTTAATTTTTTCAAGTTTCTTCCTCCTTTCAGATGCAACCTTATTCATTACTTTCTTTTCCGAAGCTCCGATAATACTTCTATGGTATTTAGCTCTTTGAGCTTCCCAGTTTTCTTTTTTGGCAATATCTTGTATAGTAGATTTAGGCACACCGTATGATTTTTCTAAGTCTCTGTAAGACGGCTTCTTCTCAGCAATGATAAATGAAGTTCTAATTGGTGAAATTGATATTTCTATATCTGTAATTATATCTCTTTCTAGTTCGCTCATTTTACATATCCATCCGTTTATCACTATCTGCTTTTATCTTACCAGTAATATATTTTTCATCTATCTCTATCTCCCCACTAAATCGTGAAGTTGCAGTGAATATCTTTGTTAAAGGATTGAAATCCAATGCTCTATGAGATGCATAAACTGGATTTATCATAAAATAGTCTTTACCATTTTTGCCCTGTATAATAGCCAATAAATTAATATCCATTGCTTCATATATAAACTTTCTATATGTAGCTGGATGTATCATGCCCAAATAAGTCATATAAATCTCTTTAGAAGTTATTGGCACATACCTATCAATCATATCTACACAAACTAGATTAAGTTCTGGATGTAGATACCTACAAGACAACAGATAGTATTTGTTAAGAGAATTGTTCTCAAATGGAGATGGAATAAAAACAGATACAGTTTCAGGAATAGTTGCAAGTATTCTAGATGCAATATCCCTGTATGAATATCTATATGGCTTTCTGCGTTTTACTGCAACATCTTTCATCATTCTTTCCTTTTGCTATGAGGTTTGGTCAATTAAAAAATTATAGTAAATTCTGTCAAGTCATTTTTTTATTTTTGCCAAAAATTATTTTTGTCAATGTATCAAATCCCAAAA